TACGTTTGTTATCGCCTCTATCCCAACGACAACTACCTTTACGTACAAACTTACTGATAAGAGCAAGGTAGTTGCAAGTGGCTCTGCTGGCACAGGTGCTACTTCTGTCGTCAATCGTTTTACCCGCAACATGTTTGAGCCGTTCCAAGCCAACCGAAGAATCCTTGCAGGCACGACAGATGTGAGCAACACGCCAGCATCTTCTACCTACCGAACTGTCACTGAAGCAAAGAGCATCATGTGCGACGGAAAGTCCTACCTTGATACGCTTGCAGAGTTCTGTGACATCCTTATGGCAGGCACGACAGATGTTGTACTCATTGAAGATCCGAACATCGGGCTTCCAGCGGACAACCCCGCCAACCTGTACCAAGGGATTCAGTATCGCCACCTCAAAGAAGAGGATATTCCAAGCCCTAAGTTCTGGCTGAAGTATGGCGACAGCGTGACTGACTTTAAGTACCAGCCATTCCAAAGCAAGATTGCTACGCGCGCAGGGGTCCTTAACTACGCATACGATAGCGGCGGTACATCAACAAGCACCTTTGGTATCAAGAGTGCGCTTAACTTCCCGCTGTACGATAACTACGGACTGATTGAGATTTTTGAAAAGATTGACGATGAACGAAACGACATCCAATACGCAGCAAATATGTTGTATAATCGGTATCCGAATCAAGTTGTTGAGTTTAACCTTGGGGTTGTCTCAACACAGATTACGCCATTCACTGGCTATCAGGTAGGTGACCTGATCCAAGTGTATATCTTGCGCAGGAATGTTTCTGTGACAGATAAGTTTGCCCTCACTCGGCAGGAGTGGATCGGCAACGAGGATGGATCTGAGAATATTATCTTCCTGTTCTCACCGCAGCAACGACTATCGTTCTTGGCACAACTATGACCAAGAGCAATGTGTCTGCGATTGTGGAGGCTATTATGGAACTACGTGCTGAACTACGTGAGGACCTCAAGGAAATGTCGGAGCGTCTTACCAAGATTGACGAGCGGTTGCGTGAAGTTGAAGTAGCGCAAGCCATTGCGCGGGAGGTAAAGATTGAAGCCGATCTCTCAGGAAAGTGGAAGGCTGGCATTGCGACCAGCATCGCAGCGGCAGTTGCCGCGCTTCTACAAGCGCTTGCGCAAAAGGGAAACTAAGGAAGCCATCTTCCGCTACATAGACTGGCAGGAAGACTACGTTACCCGCATTGATGAGCGGGATTTACGCCTGCACTTTCTCCTCATTTCCGATCAGGAAATGTAGGAGCCGTCAGGGGAGGACGACCCTGACGGCTCAGTTAGCGCGAAGTATAGCAGGTTACTTCGCGAGATCCTTTCTTACGGTATCCTCAATGAGGATGTCCAGTTCCTGTGGGCTGATCTTAACTCCGCGCTCCTGTAGCGCCTGAGTTACTGCGGTCAAGACGAGCGTCTTCTTAGTCTCGCCTTCACCACTGCCAGCGTACTGCTCCGCAGCGCTGACTGCAGCCTTCACCAAACTCTGGGCAAAGGCGTACTGCTCATTGGTGAGCCGTGCCTTCATCCATGTATTAAGGTTTCGGACAATCAGCAGGACGAATGCCGAGATCACCGATACGATAATCGGGATCACAGTCTCCACCACAAACTGATTCAATACGTCGTTCATCATCCACCCCTATGAATGTTGCGGACAAGCCGCTTCAACTTTCCATACACATCTCGCGTGACATATACGTCAGCGATGTTGTGTTCAATGATCTTCTCGTAGGCTTCCTTGTCTCCGTGGTCGGCACGGTCCCAGATCCTTGGATCAAGCGGAGTCTTCTTGTTCTCCACGCCAAAGTACTTGGACACGTTGTCCAATGACTTGCGACCAATGCGAACGGCTGAGCCAGTCGCCTTGTACATCAGGTCAATGTGCATCAACGGATCGCACGGTTCCTGCCCTGAGGCAAGGAGTCGGGCGTTGATGATAGGCAAGTCAAACAACTTGCTGTTCCATCCAAGGATAATGTCATATCCTTCAAGGCTTTCCTTGACCGCCTTCACCAGTACCGAGTCATCGGTCCACGATTCCCCTGCGTACTTCGGATCGTCAAGTCGGAAGACTTCTAGGTTACCGAATCCATCTACGATACATACCGAGAGGATGCGACTCCATGCGGAGTAGGTCGTCTCAATATCGTAGAAGGCAATCGTCGGTCCGATGTATCCCTTCGGGGACTTGCTTGCCGACATGGATGGCGGCAACTTGGATGCGGTGATGGCGCTGCCATCATCCTCAAGATATCGCTTATAGACTTTCTGAACTGCGTCCTTGCTCATGCCGACAACTTTGCCGATCTGAGTATAGGACTTGCCTTCCTCTTTCATGGCAATGATTTGCCTAGTCAGTGCGTTTGACACTATGTTCCTCCTTCGCGATCTCTGCCTGAACAGCATCAATCGCTATCTCTACCCCCAGTTTCACAGCCGCCATGATGTCATGGGGCAGAGCGCCTGAGTGTAGCATGCGGACAATCGTCTTCCTATAATTGGGATCCGACGGTCGCCCTACCATTGTCGTAAGGTGAGCGACCGCCGCTTCAGCGGCGTTCGTCCTCACGGGCAATGCTCTTCTGAGCCGTCCACCCATTTGGGTAGCGCTCACTTAACTTGGCAATGTTACCGCTGATGACTTGCTCAAGGGTTGTGCCCGTCGCGTTGCACAGTTCAGTAACATACCATAGGACATCACCGAGTTCTTTATGGAGACTGGTGTAGTCCATCCCATGCCTGTGGAATAGTCCTTTCTTGATGATCTCAGACGCTTCTCCCGCCTCTCCAACGAGACCCAGAGCAGCAGCCGCAATTCTTCCATCGTCACGTGTTAACTCCTTGTATGCTCCGCTTGTTGTATTCACGAACGCTTGGTAATCGCGAATCATCGCCTCGCCTCTGTCGCTGCGTAGGCTACCACTAGGGCGCACCCGAACAGACCCAGCGGGTCTTGGGCTGTGCTTATGATGCCTGCAATAGTGGCTAGCAGGAGCGTCCGTCCGTACAAAGAACTCGTACTCTTGACTCTCTTGATCACCTGCTGAATAGGCGTGGGATCTCTTTCTATTGAGTCTGGATTCGTCGCCATTATGGGTACCTGATCTTTCCGACAGTCGTTTCCGTGGCTTGAAGAGCCTGCTTAACGATTTCATGCTCAATCTCCTGTGTGTAATCTGGCTTGTCCGTTAGCCCTCGTGCCTCACGGATAACCGCTACGTGGAACGAGAACGCCTTCAGCCAATCTACTGTGATCTCTTGGATCTCAGTCCTCTTCGGTGGCATTTAGATACCTCCTCTTGAAATCTTCAAACTCCATGACGATCAGCACTCGTCGCTTTGTCCCAGCGCCTGGGGCATCACCGATAACAAGAGCCTTCGTCTGGTCTGCTTTGGTTGGGACGGACACGAGCCAGTTCCACAAGCGTTCAGGAAACATCTTTCCGCACTTGGTCTGAGCGACTAGTTCACTACTGGCTACGTCGTCCTTCCCGCCATACATGCCTGTCCTGCGACCGCCGATTGCTTTCGCAATCTCTCGCTCAAAGGAGATGCCCCTTGACCGATTGAGTCGTCCTTTACGGGCATCCATTTATGTGTTCATCTGCTTAGCGTGGAAGAGCAGCGGCGAAACTTCGTTCGCAGTGAAGTCAGCGTATGACTTCCCGTTGACCTCTCGTGACCCACCCTGTCGCCACTTGCCGATGAGGTGTGCATGAGGGCGAGGGTCGCGCGTCTCTGCCGACGTGACCTTCGCATAGATCTTTTCTACGTGCGCCATCAAGCCCTCGTCAAAGACGCTGACATTGACATACGCGTAGCGCTCAGGCGCTGCGCCTGTCTTGCCTGCGGCAAGCCATGCGTCGTAGGATTCTGACTGCCACGAGCCATAGAACTCCATGACGTTCGTGCCGTTCTTCGTGACCTTGCGGGTCGGTGCCTTCTTATCGCTTACCCAAATATCAATACGGTCCATTGTTGTCCTCCTTCTTAGAACTCAATCGCGCTTGGATCAAACGCGGGTGCCTTCTTCGCAGCAACAGGCTTGTCCTCTGCGAAGATCTTCTTGGCAGCCTCAACCAATCGGTCGCCGCCTTCATGCTCTGGGTCATCACCCGTAGGGATGAGGAAGCCCATGAGAAGTCCGTACTTGAGTGCGCCAGTCTGTGCTTTGTACACACCCTTGTCGGTGCTATCGGAACCTGATCCGATGGACTGGAACTCTACGAACTCGCCAGTCTCGCTGTCCGTGATACGCCACGTCACCTTCAATGTCACAAGCGACTGCTTGCCACTGATGGTCTGTGTGGATTCAATCACGTCAACGGTGGCAGGCACAATGGATAGCCCACGCTTGGACAGTTCCTCTCGTACCTTGTCTGCTACCTGCGCTGCCATCACATACTTGTAGCCTTGAGACTGGTTAGTCCCTGACTTCTCAATGTAGCCGACAGCCGTCAGAACTTCTGACAGTTTCTTGTGAATGGAACTACTTGCCATTTGTCCTCTCCTCTCCCAGACACACGGTCTGGAACTTGCAGTATCCGCATGGATACTTTCGTCCTTCGGTCGCGCCAGGAATCCGTGGTGGAATCCTATCCGCTTCCCTGAATTTGTGTGCCAGTTCTAGCACACGCCACGCCCTCTCGTACCAGTAGTCCTCTAGTGGGAACTCCCTCGTCTCAAGGTCGTCTGCAGAGAAGTATACCACACGAGCGGGGATCCTGTGTTGGGCTACCCGCTCTATAGTTAGGGCGTTGGAGTACAGCGCAGCCTGAATCGCATGCTCAGGCTTCACCTCCTTGAGATACGACAGCGCTCTCTGCCTGACGCTCTTGTACTCAAGGATCTCTATGTGCCCAGTGTTTGCCCACTGCACGACAGCATCAATGTTGCCAGCAAATTCGTGTCGCTCAATAGCAACAGGAACTTCCGACTCAAAGGATGTGAAGGCAGGGCTACTGGCGAGGAGTTTGTTCACCGTATCCGAGACGACATGCCCACGCTCAAAGAGTCGCAGGGTGCCGTCGTCAAAAGGTTTCCCCTCCACGCCAGTACTATCATACCAGTGCGCACGTAGGCAGCCACCCATAAGTGACCCCCTCCAGAACGCTTTGCTTGGGCGACCGATCTCCTGCTTCTTGCGAAGCGAGAGGTTCATCGCTGCTGCTACGCTGTTCACTTGTCCTCCCCGAATGATGTGGTTGCCCGACGGAAGATCAGCGAGAAGTCGCCAATCGGTCCGTTACGATGCTTCGCTACCTTGAAGTTGACGGTATCAAAGTACGTCTCTTCCTCGGCAGTCTTCGGTCGCCAGAGCATGAGTACGATGTCAGCGTCCTGCTCAATAGAGCCAGAGTCACGGAGGTCAGAGAGGCGTGGCTCGCCACCCTCACGATACTCGGACTGCCTGCTCAACTGGGACAGGGCAATGACTGGCACGTCAAACTCACGAGCCACCGCCTTGAGGCTTCTACTAATCTCGCTCGTCTCCATCACACGGTTCGCATCATGCGACTGCCGATTAGACTGGAGCAACTGGAGATAGTCCACGATCACCATGTCCAAGCCGATCTCCTTGCGAAGCCGTCGGCATCGGGCACGAATGTCTAAAGGTGAAAGCGTTGCGCTGTCGTCAATCCAGATGTTGGCTTGACGCACACGCTCGGCTGCTTCGTTGAGGCGCTTACCCTCTTCCAAGTCCAAGCCTCCGTCACGAATCTTCTTGAGGTCAACCTTGCTGACATCGGACAGCATGCGCGCAGTGATCTGCTCGCCTGACATTTCCAGTGAGAAGATTGCAACATGCTTCTTCTGCCACAGTGCTGCCTGCGTTGCGAGGTTGACGGCGAGTGCCGTCTTGCCTACGCTAGGTCGGGCAGCCACGATCACAAGGTCAGAGTTCTGCCATCCGCCTGTCATTGAATCCAGTGGAGCAATGCCAGATTGGATGCCAGTCCTGCGCTTAGCGTTGAGCGTGGCAGGCACAAGGTGATTCATGTCGTCAAAGGTATTGAGCGAGCGAGCCGCCCTGATCTTCATGACCGCAGCCTCCACTGCATTGAGTGCTTCGTCGGCATTCATTCCCTGATAGCCGATCTCTGCAACCTTGGCAGCGGTGTTGACAATCATGCGTCGGGTAGACGCATCGTCAACCATCTTGACGTATGTTTCTACATTGGCTGAGTGCGGTGTCCTGTCCACGATCTCTGACAGAATCGTGGCATAGCCTTCGCCCACCTCGTCATTGACGGTGAGGGAATCAATTGCCATGCCCTTCTTGTGCAGTTCCTCAATCGCCTTCCAGATCTTGGCATACTCAGGCTTGCCGAAACTGGATGACGTGAGAATAGATACGCATAGGTCAACGCATTCTGAATCAATAAGAACTGAACCAATGACGGCTTCTTCCGCTTGGTCGGCTCTGGGTAGTATCTTGTCCATCTTTGTCCTCTCTAACTATATATATAAGAATAAGATATATAGGGTATATATAAGGGTACTAGTATACCACATTACAACCCGCACTCTTGTTCAAACAACGTGCCTTCCACCTCCCTTCCTGTGCTATCATCAAGGTAGTCGTACATGGTGTGTCCCCATGTATCGCACTTCTCACAATACATTGCAGCGCAGCAAGCATCATCCCAGATTACCTCTGGTGCGTGCTTGAGTTTCACTGCCTTGTCGTACATCTCGTCGGCAACTTCCGCCAACTGAGGCTTCACGAAATGTGGTGCAGCGTGGATCGGACGATACTTCTTTCGCCTTCCACGTGACTTGCTACCTACGACAGGCAAGTCGCTGTCGGTTTCCCGAAGCGCATTGACTAGGTAGTCGTACTGGTAGGCAATCGTATCGCACTCACACTCACGGCTGCCGTCGCCGTGCAACTCGCACTCAGCGATGGCACGAGCAAACTCCTCAGCCGTTTTCGCTACTTGGCTCTTGAGTGTCTTCCGTAGGTTCATCGTCCTCCACCTCTATCTCTTGCACTTGATCCATGTAACTACCCCTGAGCCAGTCAAGGGAGTTGAAATCAAAGTCGGCATTGTCTACCCCGTAGGTGATGCCTTCCCAATCTTCTAGCAAAGATACTACCAGTTCTTTCGCCACCATACCAGCGTCAACCTCAGGGTCGCACTTGTATGTGAATGACAGAAGCACTGGTATGTATGCAATACCAATCTTCTTAGTCGCCATCAATCATGATCCTCCCACCTTCGTTCCACTCATCATCCGCTGTGATGGTGACATACCTCTTCTCCCCACCCTTCTCAAAGATCAGGATTGGGAATGGTCTGCCCCATCCCTTGGTGATGTTATCATCAATCACTCCGCCAGTCACGGTCCATCCGATAAGCGGCGTGATCATCTCGTCATTGATGTACTTGATCTCTTGGCTGTCAGCCATAGATCACCTCTTCAAACATTGCGTACTGAACGATCACATCACACGATGTGCCATCAAAGTCAAACTCAATGTCACCTTCGCCACGATTAGACACGCCGTGGATTAGGTGTGGCATGTTCTCAATAAGATAGATCACACCTTTCTCCAGACTCTTGCGAGTGATCGGAACCCACGAGTTGATTGCCCTCTCTGGCTCTACCTGCTCGTCATCCTCACGCATCTGCACAAATACATAATCCTCTGGCAGATCCAACTTGATACGCTCGCCATCGTAGCGAGGCGTTGATCGCAGCGGATCCTTCTCGTACCAATCCTGCCAGTTGTAGTCCTTTACTTCTGCCCAATAGTTTGTGCCGCCTTCTACTGCACAATGCACAATGTCAGCAGCGTCCTCGTTCGTTAGGGTAATGCTATTGATCTTCATACTGATCCTCCAAACTCATGTTGCCAATTGATATGCAATCACTGCAGAATCCATTGCCGTCGTTGCCTGCTACGGCTTCGCACCACGGCTCAAAGACTTCAGTGTTGCAGATGATACAAGTCGCTCCGTGTGGATACCCTGCCCAGTCTTGATCTTCCCAGAACCCAGAGCATTCTCCACACATCCATTCCTCACTCATGCTACCTCCTTTCTATCATTGACAGAATGACATAGATAAATACGACAATAACAAATGCTATTGAAGCACGCTCTACCCATCTATCCTCCCTCATTCAGGAGCAATGACTTCGTACCCACCGAACGAGCACTCGGATGCGGGACGACCGCACTCTTGACACTCGTCTGACTCAATCTGTTTGAGCGTAAGGATGTTGTCACTGAACGGCTGATCTTTCTCGGCAAGCAGGGTTTCGTGAGGTTCACAAGTGTAATCCCCCTCGTCAATTGCATCAATCAGTTGTGAGATAAACTTCACATCAAGGTTTGATGCCACTGCATCTGCTAGTCCTGCTGCGTCGTGCTCATCTTTGGCATAGACCTGCACCCAAGTGCAGACAGATACCCCGATCTCTACGAAGTAAGGCTTCAGTTGTACCATATTGTCCTCCTTTTGTAATCGTCACCCATTGTACGCCCCGCCATAGCGGAACGCCAAGCCTCTTGAAGGCTTGAGGCGACAAGTCTATCAGGTTCCTACCCTGTTTGCAAGCGTGGCAATAATCCGTGATCACGATGCGAACGCTCTTTCCATTCTGAACATTCGTCACGATCACATCGTAAGGGACATCGCCCCATTTCCAATTGCCCACTGCCCCGTACAACCTGTTGCCACCCAGTGTGTACCAAGCGTTGTTCTTTGTTGCGTCATACCAAGTCGCTCGCCCCGTGCCACCGACTGGCGACACGGGGGCGAACGCTATGGATGCCGCAAGCAATACGGCAATCACTAGTTACTCAGGCTGCTCTGGAGTCTGGGGATTCGCATGATCCCAGATCTCCTTCTTGCGTGCCTCATTGAGATCGTACAGGGCAGAAGTAATCCTGCGCTGCAACGAATACTTGCTAGTCCAAGGTGCTTTCTCGGACGAGTCAAGCAACTCAATGATGTACTCCGCTGCCTTGCGGATCTGATACAGGTCGCTGTCATCGTCAACCCAACCGAGCATCTTTTGCTGCAGGTTTGACAGGGACTGCGCTGCTTCTAGTACTTCGTTCTTGAAGTTCTGCGCCTGCTCTGCTGCCTCCTCTGCGATGCGGTCATCCGCATCTTCAAAGTCGTACAGCGAAGAGATCGCATCGTCAATGCTGCGCTTTGCATCTTCAAGATCTGATGCGATGTCTGATGGTGAGTAATCTCCTGCGTAGTAAGTCATATGTCCTCCTATCCGACGAGGTATCCCTCGTCCTCCAACTGCATTGCGAGGTCACGCATGTACCTCGGTTCAACAACAAGACCGCCCATACCAAACTGGTATTCGGCAATCCCTTCCTGTGATTCTAGACGACGCTCATCTAGCCACTCCTTTGCTCGCTCCGAATACGGGCGGAGTATCCCGATTGACCCGTAGTTTTCTGCCCAGAAATCTACGGACTCTTCAATCTTGCTCATCAGTCAAGCCTCCCGCCTGCGTGGACATCAGCGTAGCCACGATCCCGAAGGACACGAGCCATCGCACCTGCCATTGCAGACTTGCGATCATAGGACTGACCGAATGCTGTGATCCACAGGTGCTTGCCTGTTGGATAGGCATTGCCATACATCACAACTCCATTGCGCTCCGTGTTCTCAAACATTTGCTTGACGACACGGGCAAACTTGGTGTTGCCCTTGAATTCAACCCATGCAAATCCGCATGGTCCATCAGGGACATTCCAAGTCTGGTTGCTTTGCGTATCAACTACGACCATGTGTTCAGGGACTGCATCCTTGCCAGCCTGCATGCCAGCAGTCAATGCATCTAGTACATCTTGCACAATCTTAGGATCCATGTGTCCTCCTCAATTAGTCCCGATGTATCGGGCGTATTCTTCAATGTCATAGATACCTAACGCTTCAAGTACTGAACGCTCTTCGTCATGCGAGAGTGTGTACTCTGCTCGTTGGCTACCCCATGCGCCATGGATTACTGCATTGCCGTGGTCAATTGGAATCTCAATCCAAACATTCGGACCGCCGTATGTAATCCATACAACGATTGACCTTGACAACTCAATGGACAGAGCCTCTGGTTCCTCGCCATCCTCTGGCTCAACGAACCCTTCAACTGCGTCCCGAATGTACTTGCCTAGTTCCAAGTCGTTCATCGCTTCATCTCCTTCTCAAAGCGTACCCGAAATGCATTGTCGGGATCAATGCTCTCCATTGCTTGGCGGAGAGTATCCATTCGTGCCTTGGCGAGAGTGGCTTCTGTTTCCACGATGTCGCCCCATCCCGAATCAACCATGATTCGGAAGTTCTTTCCGTCATCAGCCCACGCACGGCATAGCCTGATGTATCGGCGCAAATGGTTGAACTCCATTCGCGCGTTTCTATACTGACGATAAGGGTTCATACCTTACTCCTCAACTTGCGCTGCAATTTACCTCGGTCGCAGCAATTCCCGATGTGGGTATCGTGCCACCCACACTTTTCGCAATAGCCTTCTACATACTCCACCTCCTTATCCGATAGGCTGTGCCTGTATTGCACACCCAAATAGTTTGCCTCGCCTTTGCAGCGAGGGCACGCAATGACAGGCTGCCTGTCAATACTGCTGATGTAAACCTGATTACTCACAATCCACCTGATACTTTCTCCTTCGTGCTTCTTCAATGCGCTTGGTCTGTTCCGTCTGCTTCCTGCCACAGGTGCAGCGGTTATTCATCTTGCACAACCCGTGCAAATCAAACTCTCGCTGTGCCTTTGGCTGCTTCGGTTCGTGCATTAGATCCCAGTATGCGTTCTCATCGTAATCATCTACCCACTGGATCTTCATTTGAACTTGACCTCCGTACCATTGACTACGACATTGAAGTGGTCGTCGTATTTACCACACACACGGCATTCAAACTGATAGGACAGCCCTTCAAGAGGGTCGCCCATGTCGCTATTGCCTGTGTAATCAAACCCGCCGAGCCCATCCGATACGACTTCGTAATAGATGTACACGGCTTCAATAGAATGGATCTCCCCTCCGCACTCGGCGTGCGTGAGGGGAGTTCCCTTCTCTTCAATACGAAGAACGGGCTTACTCATAACTCCCTCCTACCAAAGAATCGGATTGCCATAGGCAGCCGCGTGCTTCTTGCACATCGGCAGACGCTTCGGATCACTGATGGTTTCATACTTGAACCATACCCGAATGTATCCAAGCGTGTTGCAATCCCGAACAATGCACTTCTTGACCTTACGATTATTCACGATACATCTCCTTCATAAATGGTTGATTGTTATTGTATTCAGATTTGTTTACACATCACACCTCCTCATCGTATCCATACACACGATCTGCACCGAGGTAGTCCCCGATAGATTCCAGATCCCGTGCCATTTCCCTACGATACGCATTCAGATCCCTCTCCCTGCTCTCCTTCGCACCTTCCGCAAAGGTCCACTCTTCGGGAGTGAAGTGCCGCAGTTGACTCAACAGGTTTGCCGCCATCTGGCAAGAGAAGCATTTGTTTGCAACATCATCTTCCATTGAGCACAATTCGTGGCACATACAATCGTACGGATCGCAACATACCCGCCTACTTTCTTCCAATTCCAGGAAGTCAATAGCCGTATCCAATTCATTCGGAGTCATCATCTTCCACCTCACAATCGTGTCCTGCCCCGCCGCAACCAGAGCAATAGGTCATCTTGCACTCAATGCAGGTCATCATTACGAATGGTCCGTAATCAAACCCACAAACTGAGCACGGGTCATTATGGAAACTCACATCCCCTCCTTGATCGCTACTCGTAGCCTTGTCTTGGCATCCTGCCACTCAAAGAAGTGCTCTTCCCCGAAGACTTCGGCTGTGCCATTC